CTCCTTTCAACTCCACCGGTAACAAATCCCGGAAAGTCCTCAGGCAGTTAAGCCCAAGGTCCTAGGTGGGGCCACTCTAAAGAGTACCCCTTCTTAGTCACTGCAGGCCCGAAGCGACCCCTCAAACTCTCTCTCGCGAGAGAGAATTCGGATGAATTTCCGTTCAGGAAGCTAAGATAGCTCCCCTCCTCGGAAATCCGCTTCTTCAATGGTGGAACCTTCCGATAAAGGAAGTTCCACCCATTCCACCCACGACTATCACGGTCATGAGTAGAAGGGCAGGAGCGATCCAAAGAGTCGTAGAACCCAACATCACCATATCCGTAAGGAATATGATGACGATCCTTCCTATGAAGAGCTGTGAAGCATCTCAACCAGGAAGGTAGGATTCTCTTATCTCGGATCTTCTCAACACCACCAAAGCGCAAGGCCCAGGTAGTGAGAGAGTTTGCCATTGTGTAGACTGTAGTCGGGAAGTCGTCCGATTCCGATCTGAAATAGATCGGGCGAACATTCTTCCCTTCAAACCAGTCCGTGCCGCAGCTTTCGTGAAAGACGCCTTTGCCAAACGTCTTATCACCGTTCACTTTGAACCCTAAGAAGTCCAAAGTGCGCTGCACCAGATCTCGAGCAGCTTCCGGAAAGATCAGATCATCGCCATAAGCGGTGACCCAATCCGTAGGAAGCTCCAACTGCCTACAGGCAGCTGTAATGATCCCTAAAAAGATTAGGGTTTCAAGCTCGAACGTATAACCGTTACCCATGCTAGACCACTTGCTGAGTTCGACATCCTTTCCTTCGTATTCGACATAGTCGGTACGAAAGAAGTGTAGGACATCTGCCCAACAATATGGAAGGAGAAACCATACTGCCTCACGGCAAACGGAATCACTAGCTCCGGATAGATCCATAGTACACAGATCGAGTTCCCAGGCCATACTTGCGTATACCTGGTTGGTCGACTGCGTGTTTAGGTCAACGCCAAAGATACGAAGCTGTTCACGGATTAGTGCACCGAACCCTAACTGACCAAAGATGTTCAGGTCAGGTTCGATACATATCGTCCGATCGGTCTTCGCGTTCTTAGGAACGACCCTCATCTTACTCGAACGCCTCACGTTAAGGTTAACGCAAGACTGTTTCCACATCTCTGGGAAACAGAACGTTCGAAAAGCAAGGGCCCTAGGAGTCACATCCAAGGGTCGATGTGAATATTTCTTACCTTGAGTCACAACTCCCGATAAAGAGGTAGTTGCTCCTGGACCAAACCTCATTCTAGACTCAGCAAAACTGAGCTTGGACCTTGTTAGGGGTCCTAGGATCTGGCTGATGACTTTCTGCGCTTCGAAAAGGCAGCTTGAGACATCAGAGGGCACCGATATGGTACCCTTATACCAGTCTTCTAGACGTTGGTTGGCTTCAGAACAACGCTCTTCAAACTCCCAGAACTTCGCAATAGCAACCTCCTCACGATCGATTCCGGTGGGCAATCGGGGATTCTTCTGAAGGATGCTCGTGACCAAATAATCATCAGCGAACGCTTCCGCGTCCGTGTAATTATTCGGATCACAAGACAATTTCAGAAGTTCCAACCACTCACCATGTCGAATGAGAAGGTGAACCGCTAACGCTCTCGAAGAACCTATGTTTTCACATAGGAGCAAAGTAGCCTCGATTTCAAGTTCAAGAACTTGATCACTACGCTTAACAGTCATAGCGTGGGGCTTCATGGGGATTTTACTCCATCTGGAATGACAGACTACCGAATTGACTTTCTAAACCTACTTCTAGGTCAAAAAGCTTCATCGGAGAAAACCGAAGCACCTCACACTGGCCATCAAACGGATCATCTTCGTCGAGCGTAAGCTCTGAGATATAACACCCCTTGGGGTGCCTATCTTTTCGAAGAAGAACCGCCAACGGTTTGTGATGAGTTGACATAAGGTTCCCCGGTTAGTACATCGGATCCAGATCTTTAACAACGGCCTTAACGGTCGCGTTGTTAATGCCATTGGCGACAAAAGCGTGCAAGTCAGCACGTTCGTCAGCCGTGAACGTATCGGGGATCACAAAGTATCCCTTGAAACGTCCAACCTTTGCTACCTTCGAGATACCATCGACCGTCTGAAGGACCGGGAGGTCCAGGTCGATGTCAACGCGGTTCGTTGCACGCTTTGCGGAAGCAGGCGAGTAACGAACGCCAAGGCGGGTGAACCCCGCCGAGACAGCAGCCGTACGCTCGGTGAAAACCGAGTTATCTGGACTGACACGTTCGGGAGCAAACGACTTCGCAACAGGTGTTGCGGCTCCATTATCAATGGAGAGGGCACCAGTGATTTGAGGCACTGTAATTTCCTTTCTTGGCCTAACGGCCTTTTAGCTGCTTAAGGAGAGCTAATCCGTTTGCCACAGCAGTGAGGGATTTAGAGGGTTTATAACCTAAGCTCGGGAGAGCCAAGGTACCTCCGACATATCGACTATAAGATTTACTCTTATAATTGAATGTCCCTCCCCAGGCTCCTGCCATCGATTTCGACATCCTAGTGTAAGATCGGATCACTCGAAGATCAGATGTCCCGTTAAGGGCATCTAAACTCGAGAGCCAATCTCCAACAGGGATAGCCCAGTCGACGACGAAGCTGAAGGGAATCAATTCCCACGCTAACAGTAGCGGATTGGTAAAACCCAGTTGGGACAAGGATTTTAACCCCTCGTCCTGGATTTTGTAACGAGCTCTAACCCGTAACCTGTCAGTAACTTCCCAATTCGAAACGAAAGGAGATACGTTTAGCGCATCACCCTTTACGATTTCTCTTTGAGTAGAAACGTATCGGTACATCCCACTTTGTATCTTAACGGCCAAGGCCTCAGATACTCCATAGAGATCACTAATCAAAGGTTTCCATCCGTATTGGATTTCAAGCCAACGATTAGCTAGGTCTTGCTCTTTACGAGTCCGTGGTTTCTGCAGATATCTAATGAAGTCTGCAAAAGCCCACTCTGGGCGTTTCAGTTTCCTAACTGTACGCACAACATCTCTTGCTAGATTTGCAAACATGCTAGAAGCTTGTCTGTACTCTGCAAGAGACTGGGCTAAGTTCAGGTTTTGGCTCTTAATTCGCGACCTCAGTAAACCGTCCAGTTCATAGATCCCAATAAGCGAAGCCAGTGATGGCTCGCCGTTGGAGATCCAATAAGAACAAGGAGCAGTGAAACTGAAGCGCAAAGCAGAGTTACCACCTGTCTCAGTCCCTGAGCTTTCATTAATCTCGTAAGAAAACCTGAACAAATCTGTAGCATTTCCAAACAAGTCTTCAGGCCTGGTACGACGAACCGTGTCCGATTTCGAAGCGTAATACCTGTACGGTAGTACGCCAGACGAACTCGAAGAATGGTACGTCGAAGCCGGTGGCCCGTAGTAATTGATTGTAGTGCTATAGAGAAGCGGGTTTCCTCTTGATTCATAATGTTCGCTCATATGCGTGTTGTGGGTGAAAGGACGACATACCTTTGCCGTCCGCCACAACTAGCTATCGTGACGCTTGCTAAAGGCGACTTTAAAGCAATCCCCAGGTAACCCT